ATCTTTGCCTCCTGCATCGATATGTGTTAAACTGCGGGTTGAAAAAAAGGGGCAGCCTGTGAACCAGAAAATGAACAATCTCAACCAGACGGATGGCGAGGACATCGCCGACTTTGCCGCCTTCCATGGCGACGAGATCATGGAGAAGGCAGGCCGCCAACGCATGGCCAACGGCGACTGGAGCCAAGACGACTTGGATTGGTTGTGGGACGAGTGCCGCAAACAGGTCATGGGTTCTGCTCCCACCACTTCATGATGTTGTCGAGCCACTGCTGGTTGGCATCCTGCGCCGGGAGCTGCCGCTCGAATGTGTAGTCGTTGATCGGCGAGGGCTCCCCCGGCGGTCGCGTCTTGGACCAGTCGGGGAACATGATCTCTCGAGGCACCGGCTTGTCGAGGCTGCCGAAATACTGCCCCCCCATTTGAGTATTGTAGGTCTCATGCGGCACCGCCGGATCGCGGGTGATGTTGAACGGATCGGGCGTGGCGATGTTGAACCCGGTCGAGCCGGTCGGCTGATTGAGCAGCCCGGGTTCCGTGATGGCGAAGCGGGTCGAGGGGATATCGGGAAACCCGGCGCTCTGGTGCTTTGCCCCCTCCATGATCTTCGCCAGTTGGGTGCGACCCGACCCGGCGCTGGCGACCCAGTTCTCGTCGACCTTGTCGATCCCGGGCCAGCTCGGCACCTTGGCAGCCATGTCGGCATCGAAGGCGGCCTTGGCCTTCTTGGTCAGCGGCGCGCCATGCATCTGCTGCAGGATCGAGTTGGCCATCATCGTCGAGTAGTCACCCGACCGGGGGCTCATGATCGAGGACACGGTGCGCACCGGCTGGCCGTTTTCGCCTGCCTGTTTGATCTTGTTGGCCTGCGTCGAGACCTTGCCCTTTTCCGAGGCCCAGACGCTGTCCTTGTTGCGCATGAAGTCCATGCCGCCTTGCAGGATTTGCGCCTCGTAGGTCGCCCGCATATCCTCCAGCGGCACCCGCAGCTTGTTCTTGCCAATCGCGTGTTCGAAGGTCTTCGCCACACCTCGGGCTTCGCTGCCGCCCGGCACGGCGGCCAGACCGGCCATGGCGAGGTTGCCCGCTGCACCCTTCCAGTCGCCGCGCCCGGCGCTCTCCCCGGCATCCTGACCCGAGGTAAAAGCCCCGAGACCGGTGGTGTTTTCGAGCAGATTGCTTGCGCCGACGCCCCGGCTGTAATTGTCGCTGTAGCCGAGCGCCCGGTAGAAATCGCCGAGCGCCTGCTCCATGCCCTCGCGGATGGTGTTCTTGTGCGGCGTCAGTGTCGGCTGTTTGAGAAGGTCGACCATCAGCGCCCTCCTGCAGAGATCGAGCCCTGCGTCATCAGCCGGGTCAGCCAGTCACGCAGCTCTGGTGCGGCCATTTCCAGTTTGCCCGCCGGGATCACCCGCTCGAACGGGATCGTCGATGGCGAGCCGACGAGGTGCTCGGCGACGTCCGGGGCCGCTTTCTGGAAGGCCTTGGAGGCAATGTTCTCGGCGGCAGTCTTGCCCAGCGACCGGGCCTTCAGGCCGAAGCCGAGCGCACCGCCGGTCAGGGGGTCGGCGTAGCCGGTAAGGTAACCACCAGCCGCACCGCCCGCGCCCAGCAATCCGGCCTCGACGAGTTGCCGCGCTGTGGTTGAATTGCCGACCAGCTCGCGATTGGTGGCGTTGAACATATTCTCGGTGCCGAGACGCTGGTTCAGCCGCTCCGAGCCCTGAGGGCCGAGCGCTGCCTGCGCCGCTTCCTGCTGGGCTGGTCGCCGCAGCAGGTTGATTGTGGCCTCGGTCGAACCCTTGTTCAAAAGGTTCTGCGCCTGCTCCAGCGTGTAGCCCTGCGCGATCAGGCGCTTGACGCCATGGTCGCCGGTCTCCTGCGCCTTGCCCGGGAGGTCGGTGGGGATGCGGTTGCCTGCCAGCTTTTGCCCGGTGTCGATGGCTTCCTGCGCCTTGGCCGCCTTCTGCCCGGCGGCGCGCGCACCGGCATATTCTGGCCCGGCCATGGAGGTGTCCATCACCTCGCGCAGCCTGCGCGATAGGGCCAAGGCCTGATCGGCGGTGTTCCTGTCTCCAGCCCGGGCGGCTTGGGAGCCGACACTGTCGATGATCTTCTTGGTCTCGTCGTAGCGGGCCAGCTCGCCCCCGGCATCAGCCTGCCCGGCAGCGACGCGGTTCTTCAGGTCGTTCTCGGCCTGATCGTAGGCCTTCTGGAACATCGGCGACTGGTGCAAATCCTCGAACGGCGTGCGCGGCAGGTCGTAGCCTGCAGCAGCAGCCTCCTTGTAGGCCCGGCTGACCCCCGGCTGGAACAGCTGGCGCGTCTCCTCCTTCAGGTCGTCGACGGCCCGGCGGCCGCCACCCGGCAGGCCCGCGATCTCCTCCATGGTGCCGAGCACCCGCTCGTTCTGCCCGGCCTTGCGGCCGCTGGTGGCAGCCTCGACGACCTCCCGTGCTTCCGGCGAGACGTTGGCTGCGCGGCGGCCGATGGCAGTGCCGGGCTTGCCGAGCACGTCGGCGGCCATGGTCTCGCTGCCGTGCTCGCGGATCGCGCTGCGCACATCTGCGGCGGTCAGCCCCATTTTCTGCCCAGCCTCGAACAGCATCTGCTTGGCATAGGCCGAGGGCTCGGCGGCGTAGGCCGACCACAGCTTGGAGAACTCGGTGCCGCCCTTGGCCAGTGCTGCGCCGATAGCGCTGCCAGCAGCGGCTCCACCGCCGCCGAAAGCTGCGCCGGTCAGCGGGTCCTTGTCGTTGGCGAGTGCGCCGTAGGATGCGCCGAGGGCGATGTCGGTGCCGAGCTTGCCCTTCATCGGCTGCGCCAGTGCGCCGCCCAGCTCGGAAACGGTCGACGCCGGGCCGCCCAGCCTGATCTTGGCCCGCTCGATCTCGTCGGTACCCTTCTTCAGCTCCGCACTGTAACCCTCGGAGCCGGGCAGCAGGCTGCGCCCGGCCGCCGGGATGCGCTCCATCGTGCCGCCGAAGAAACCGCGCTGGGCAAGGAGAGCACTGTCGCGCAGATTGGACAGGCGCTGCACCCAGCCCGGGGCCTGCTCGTACTGCTGCCGGGTCGGATAGGGGTTCTTGGTCGGGTCGAGGGTCGAGGCACTGGACAAATCGCTCAGGGTGTTTTCCTTCAGCGCCTTGTCGACGGTCGGCCCGGTGTCGGCGCGCAGACGGCGCACCTCGTCGGCGAGCACCTTGGCGTTGGCCTTGTCTCCCGCTTGGTGGGCCTTCATGAAGGCCCGTTCGACTTCCTCGAGCGTTGCCACTTTATCGGTCCCCATACTGGTTCAATGCATCATCGACCGACGATCCACCGCCACCACCGCCACCGCCCGGAGCCGGTGGGGCATTGCGGCCGAAGGTTGCACCCGTGCGCACCGCGTCGATGGCGTTCTTCAGGCGTTGCAGTTTGCCGAGCACTGAAGCGGCATTGTCGGTGTAGGACGGCTCGTATTGGGCGACGCGGTCGCGCGCCTCCTGTTCATTCATGCCAGCACCGGTCATTAGCCGGACCAGACCTTCGGTTCCCTGCTTGATCTTGCCGTAGGCATCGGCCCCGTCACCACGTCCATAGCGCGCCGACAACGTGTCGATGGGCCCGGTCAGGTCGCCTGACGTCGCCGAGGCGACGATGCTGTCGTAATTGCGCAGGAACTCGTCGGCGAGGCCGAGCTTGGCCCCGACTTCGGACGGGATCAGCTGCTGCTGCACTTCGCTGCCGACTGGCTCCGGCTTCTTTTCCTTGATGTTGAACCGCCACGACTTGCTCGGATCGAGGTTGTAGGCCTTCATCTCGTCCGGCGTCATCGGTCGATATTCGGTGGTGGGCGTCGGCGTGATATCGGTGAGCGTGGTGCCATCGGCGCTGACCGTGTACTGACGACCGGGATCGCCGCCGAGCTTGGCGGCCTCGTCGCCGGAAACGATGTGCTTGGCCCCAGCCTCGGCCTTGCGGATTTCCTCCTGCTTCTTGCGCTCGTCTGAGGCGGTTGCCGCGTCGATGGTCGACTGCTGCTGGTCCTCCTGCTGCCCGCCTTGGAAAGTCTGCTGATCCTCCCGCGACGTGTCGGCATGGGTGAACCCGGCATCCTGCATCTCGCGCTGCTGGGTGTAGCCGCGCTGCTCCTTGGCCCGGTCCATCCGCTGCTGCATCAGCTTCTCGGCCAGCTCCGGGTTGTACTGGGCAATCTCGTTGATCTGCTGGTTGGTCGCCCCGGCGTCGTAGTCGATGCCAGAGGTGACCTTGGCCAGCGCATCGCGGGTGGCGGTGATGTCGTTGGCGGCGCGGCCTTGGCTGATCTTGTCGCCGAGCACGTTGGCGAGATAGGCCGCGCCCTGCCACGGCGAGCGCATGTCCTGCGCCTCCGGCAGCTGGGTGGCGTTCTTGGCCAGATCGGCCTGCCGCTTCATCAGCGCATCGAGGGTGAGACCACCATTGCCCGGGGTGCCGGTGGTGTTGAAGGGTGAGAAACTTGCGAACCTTGCCATTATCCCCACAGCTTTCCTGAATTGAGTTTTGCCATGATCTCGGCCATCTGCTGGCGCTGCATCAGCGCCTGCTGCGGATCGATTGTCGCAATTGTCGGATCGTCGACGCGCGCCGCCTTCGGCTGGACGATCTGCGGCACGGTCTGCTGCTTGCCTGCCATCCCGGACATCGCCGTGGCGAGGTTCTTGCGGGCGTCATCGCCCTTTTCGCCGGTCTTCAGGTGCCCCTTGAGCCAATCGAACACCCCGCCGCCGGATTGCGCAGGAGCTGCAGGCGTGGCCGGAGCGGCCGTCTGTGCCAGTTGCGTCCGGCCCGCTTCGTCCACAGGAGCAGGTGGTACAGGCGCGCCGCCGACATAAACGGGTTGAGGCATCGGCGGGACCTCTCCCGGCGCTCCAGCGGGCTGCTGGGGCCGATTACGATACTCGGTGACCGACTGCTCGCCCGGCTGCTGCATCGCCCGGGCAGAGCCGTCGATGCCCATCTTGCCGGTAATGCCGATCTTCTCTGCTCCCATCCATGGAGCCCAGCCGCCGGTCTTGGCCTGCCCGAGGGCGAAGTCGACCTGCTGCCGCCATGTCGAGGGATCGCTGGCGTGCAGGCCGGTCGCGGCAGTGAAGTCGTCACCCATCCCCGCATTGGGCATCGACTTCGACATGCCCTTGTAGTGGAGCTGGAACGGGCCAAAGGAAGAGCCCTCGTCGCCGCCCCGGTCGGGTTGCGACGGGTCGAAAACGTTGAGGGCCTCGGCGCGCGAGACCTTGAGGGCGACCTCCGGGTTTATCCCCAGTGCAATCGCCTTCTGCCGGATATAGGCCTCGACTTCCTTGTTCGCGGGCATGGCTTACCTCTGACCTCCGGCCATCATCAGTGCCGCCAGTTTCTGCCGGTCAGGCGGGCCACCGGGTGGTGGTCCCATACCCGGAGGTCCACCGGCACCCGGAGGAGGACCACCCAACCCCGGAGGGCCCGGAGGCGGTCCTTCAAGGCCGGGTGGACCACCCGGAGGCGGTCCGGGTGGTGGCACCATCCCGCCGGGCGGGATGATCTGCGATGGGTCCATGATCGACACGGCCGTGCCCACAGGCATCGGTGGCATCATCGGTGGCTGCTCCATGCCGGGCGGGCCCATGCCGGGCGGCCCGGGCGGTGGTCCCATGGGTGCGCCCTGCGGTATCGCGCCGGGCGGTGGGCCCATGCCGCCGCCGGGCTGCGGTGGCGGTGGCAGGCCACCACCTCGCGGCATCGAGTTCTGCGGAATTGCGCCGGGTGGTAGGGCCATATCAGTGTCTCCTCAGGAGCAGGCCGTAGTCGACGACATCGTAACCTTGCCTGTCGACGTGAACGGCATCGGGGTGAAGTTTGCGAGCCTCGTCGGACATGACGCCGATCTGGATGCCGCGTGGCAGGTCCTTGTAGATTTTCTGGTCGTAGCGGTAGGCGTAGAGCGGCAGCCCGGCCAGCTGACGGCCGCGCAGTGGGAGTATTTCCTTCTTCAGGCGGCGATCCGAGGAGAACGAGAACATGCCGAGGCCCGCGCCGCCGAGCCCGAACAGGCCCTGATTGGTGGCGTTGGCCGCGTTGACCTTGTTCTGGTAATCCTGATTGATGTACTGGCCGATGGGGGCCGCATCGACGCCCTGCCGCGAGAACTGCTGGAACTGCGGCACGGTGACCTGCGATCCCGACATCAGGGCGCTGATCTCGTTGATCGGCTGATTGCGCACCGCCTGCCGCTCTTGCAGCTGGCCGCTGCGCAGGTTGTTCAAGAAGCTGGCGTAGTCCTGCTGCTGCTGGTTCCCGGCGCGCTCGTCGGACAGCATGCGCGACTGCTCGGCACCACCGGCAACGACGGCCGCTGCGGTCTGATCGGTGTCCTGCCGGTTCTGGGCGTCCTGTACCGAGCCCCAGTTGTTTGATCCCGGGGCAAGGCCGCGAGCGGCGAGGCTCGCTTCCTGCGCCTGCCGTTGCGGTTCGGTCTGCGCCCGGTAGCGCTCCATCAGCGCATTCGTCACTTGATCGCGCTGCTCGCCATAGGCGTTCTGGTCATAGGCGGTCGGGGCAGTGCCGGTCGACCAATCCTGCAGGCCCTCGGTGTTCATCTCCTGACCCAAGAGGCCCTGTAGGCGCGACGACTGGGAGACCCCGAGCTGGCCGAGGTTGGTCTGCGTCTGGTTGGAAAGGTTCAGCAGGCCCTGCTGCTCGGGCGACAGGGTGACGTCGCGCTGGTAGCGCGGGACCTGCTGCGGCTTGCCCTGCGCGTCGGTGACGGTTTCGTAGCCGATGTTGCTGTACTTCACCGAGCCATAGGGGTTGTTCTCATTGGCGTTGTTGATGATCGCCGATGCTGCCGACGAGCCGATATTGGCGCTCTGCTGCGCCGCCGCCGTTGCATAGGGATCAGGCGACTTCGGTTGGGATACCATCGGGGGCCTCCGGTTTTACATCGTCTTGGGAGGCCCTAGCTCCCGGCAAAAAATTGCAATCCTCGGCAAGCATGCCGTAGACCAGTGCGTCATGGACGCCGTCCAGACCCTTGCGCTTGAAACCCTCGTAGATGAAGCCGAGGCGATCCAGCCGGTCGATGCTTTCGAAGTTGTCCGGGTCGACCTCGGCGGTGATCCGAACGGCCTTGGCGAACAGCGTTTCGAAAATGACGTGCAGCAGCTTCGACGTGATCGCCCGCTCGTCGACAATCGCAGCCGTGAACTTGCAGTCGAAGGCCGCCCAGAACTCGCAGGCCAGCGCCGCGATCACCGCGCCGTGTTCGGCCCTGACGGTGACGGTAAACCACGACGGGCCGTCCAGCTGCTGCTTGGACAGATCGAGCTGCAGCTCGTCGAGCATGAAGTCGAGGAAGTCCTGATCGGCGCGGAAGGAGACGCTCATCCCATGATACTCCCGCTTTCGAAAACGACGTCGACGCCGGAGACCGAGAACTGGGTGCCGATCAGATCGGCGGCGATGCGTGCCGCGCCGACACTGCCCCGGCCAGCAACACCGTTCCAGCGGACGACCGAGCGGACCCCGGCGGCCCAGTTCGAGGTATCCCATGGCGCGATGTCCCATTCGGCCCCCTCGACGGTGAAGGCGAGGTCCGGCCGGTTGAAGGGCGGCGAGGTGTCATAGTCGGTGCGGATGTCGACGTAGGGCGTGGGTTCGCCATCGGTCAGGATGTAGGGCCGGATCATCTTGAATTGCTTCAGCGCCGGGGTCTTGAAATTCGACCATGCGAACTGGATATCGACGTGGATCGGCAGATTGTTGTCCGACAGGTAGCGGGGGTGCATCTCGAAGATGTTGCCCTTGTCGTCGCCGAAGAACATCTGATCGTCGAGCCACTGCCAGCAGCGCGCCGGGACGTCGGCCCACTCGACGAAGTAGTTGGTCGGCATCTTCCTGACCAGCTGCCGGTACCGGTTGGGCGCGCCCTGCGGCAGGTTGCAGATCATCCGCCCGGTCGAGTAGTCGAGCTGCACCGACCAGCCGTTGCGGCCGCGATAGGGGGTCGACAGCTCGGTGAACAGGGTCACGACGTTCTGGTCGGATTTGCCCAGCTTCTCGCCTTCGGCCCTGAGCATGGTCGACATCGGCACCAGCCCGGTGGAGATCAGCACGTAGAGATCGCCGCCATACTGCACGACGCTGTGCTTGCTCATCGGGCTGTCGAAACGGTAGACGCCGACGAGGCCGAAATCGCCATTGATGTCGTCCGGGTTGCTGCCCTGATAGATGGCGCACTCGTTGTTGGAGGAGAAGATCACCAGCCGGTCGTCCATGCCCGCGCCGCCGTCGATGGACCATGTGTACATGGCGCGGATGGTGCCGCCGCGCTTGAAAAGCTGGTTGACCGGCAGCTGCTTGACCTCGCCGCTCTTCTGCTGGATCGGCAGATAGTACACCGTCAGGTTGTCGCGGTCGGCGAACCAGACGCGGTTCTGGTGGGTCATGACGATCTGGATGTGGTCCTGATTGAACCACGCATTGCCGGTGAAGGTGATCGTCTCCTTGACGATGGCAGAGGCCCCGTCCCAGCTCCAGACGCCGTCCGAGCCGTTGGCCATCAGGGTGTACGGCTGCGTGCCGAGATTGACGAACGAGGTCCACGACCAGTCGTTGTTGGCAAAACCGTCCTCCAAGAGCAGGCCGGTCATATGCACCAGCTTGCCATTGGTGGCGGCCACCTTGGCGCTGGGGAAGCCGTAGAACGGCACGATGGTTTCGACCGGGAAGCCGCCCGTGTCGGTGAACACCTTGAAGGTGCCGGGACGCAGGGTGATCTTGTCCTCTTCCAGCACCCAGTTCGACAGGATCGGCGCGGTCAGCGGATCGCCCGGCGTCAGCGCCGTCGACAGCGACAGGCCCTTCAGCGGCGCGGTAAAATGCTTCAGGTCAGAGGCCTGCCGCTTCACCTGCATCGGCTTCGCATTGTACTTTCTGACCGGCATCATCCTCATGCGACGCGCCCCTCATCGGTGTCGAGGTCGAGGACGCGGGTGTTGCGGCCCGCGATCTTGTTCATGCGGGTGGTGAAGTCGCGCAGCTCCTCGCCAAACTCGAGGCCCTTGGCCTTCAGGAAACGGTACTTCGCCCCGTCGATGGCCAGACGCCGGTCGAACAGGATGACGTCGTCGTCGGTGGTCGGCTGCAGTTTGGGCTTGCCGTCCTTGTCGACGCACCAGACGCCGTCACCGAGGAGGGTGTCGTAGGGTTCCTCGAGCAGCACCTCGTCGGCAACGTTCGACAGCAGCGACAGCATCTGGGAGATGTCCTGATCGTTGCCTGTGACCGTGGATATCGCTTTCTGCGTCAGGCCGATCTCTTGACTGGCCTGATTGATGATATCCTTGGCGGTGCCGAGCTGGGCCATTTCACGCCACCCGCGTCTTCAGGGTGGTCATCAGCTCTTTCTGCGTCGCAATGGTGTTCAGGGCGTCGGCGACCTGTTCCTTCAGCGCCTCGACCTGACCCTTCAGCTCGCGGATCGTCGCTTCGTGCTTGCCGCCGCTGTTCATCAGGGAGACCATCTGGGCGGCGCGCTCGGCCAGCTCGATGAAATCGGGCGGCATGTCCTTGCGTTTGGCGAGCTTGGCCAGCTGCTCGACCGTGTAGACGTCCTTGGCAGCGAACATCTTCAGATGAAATTCGTTGATGACCGGCCACAGGGCGAGCGGGAAGCCGTTCTCGGTCGGCTTCAGGTTCTTGGCCTTCTGCTCCTTCTCGAACAGCCGGTATGGCTCGGGGTGGTCGTCGATATCCTCTTCGGTGGCGACGCGGGTGACGGACAGAAATGGCGGCCGGTCGAGCTGGATCATCGTCTGCTGTTGGTACTGCGGCATGCCGTCTGCGCCGGGCGCGCCCGTGTCGGCCCAGCCGATGTAGAAACGGACCAGTGTCGGGTTGTCGTTCATGTCTTCGCTCCTTCTTTTGCCCTAGTGAAAGGCAGGTGGCGGGGCTAGGGCTTCCCACCACCTGCCCCAGAAGCCCGGCAGAGTGACTTGCCGGGTTTTCCGGCTCTTACGTTCCGGTCAGGAGCAGCCGTCCCTGCATCGCGCGATTGGAGAGCGTTATCGCTCCCATGAAGGCGAGGTGCTTGGTGATGGCGTCCATGTCCGGGGACTGGTCAGGCAGGTCGAGCGCGTCGAAATTGCGCCCCTCGTAGACCTCGAGCTTCAGGTACTTGGTGTTGACCATGTACCCGCCGACGAGACCGGTGGCGGCACCGTCGAAGACGATGGCAGCCGACTTGTACTTGAGGGTTTCGAAGCCGAGCGCGCCCAGTTTGGCGTCGGCGTAGCGCTGGTTCTCCTGCAGGCCACTTTCGTAGGTCGCATAGACCTCCCCGTCGCCGAGGACGAGGTCCGGCTTTTCCGTGCCACGGATGAGCTTCATCCACAGCGCGTTCATGCCAGCTTTCAGGGCCGGGTACTGCAGGCCGGTTGCCCGGGCGACAGACTGGAACTGGTTCTTCCAGAACGGCCATGTGGTCGCATTGATGCCGCCGACAGTGCCGGTGCCATCATCGGTGATGAACGCCTTCAGCCCGGCGAAAGACTTCGCCACCGTGCCGTCGCCATAGACGGCCTTGGTGATGTTGTTTTTCATCGTGGCTTCGGCGTTATCGAGCTTGCCCTCGAGCAGGTTGAGGGTGCGCTCCTTGCCCTTGTTTTTTGCCAGATCGGGACCCGACAGGGTGACCGATGCGACAGCGTTGGCGGGCTCGTAGTCCGCCTCCGAGATCGTTTCCTTCACTGCCCGGGAGAGCAGCTCGGTGCCGGTGTACCACGCGAAGGTTTCTTCGGCGTAGGTCAGCGGGCAGGCAATCGACCGGCCACCGTCGACCGTCCGAATGCGGTCGCCCATGCGCAGGAGCGCGGTGACGGCATTCGAATTGCTGACGTTGTCGGCAAATTGCTTGTGGTAGTTCGCGATGGTCGTCGCGACCAGTTGATTGACCGTAGGTTCGGCCATGGCACAGCTCCATTGGGCACTCAGCCCTCGAAGCCGACCTCATCTGCAGCCGCTGCAATCGTGTCCCTCAAGGATTTTGGCCCCGTGCCATTGGTGTCGGGCTTGCTGACGGGAGATGTGCGGCCACGAATGTTGCCGCGTGCCGCCAGTGAGGCACGACCGTTTTGGCGCTTCTGCTCGTCGCGGGATCGCTCCTGCTGCAGCAGACCCTGCCGGACGGTTGGAGCCATCCAGACAGCGGTGTCATATGCTTCCTTGAGATCGCGGTTCGGGTCGACCCGGAACAGCTCGATGAGCTGCGGGAGCACCGCATCGAAATGCGGATAAAGCTTGTTTCCCTGTGGGTCCTTTGCCTCGGCAAAACTGTCGATCCCTTGTCGCGTGGTCCTGAGGACGGCCTCGTTCTGGCGCTCCTGTTCGGAAGCCTTGAACGTATTCAACTCACCCCTCAGGGCCTGAACTTCCTGCACCGTCTTGCCGACGTGATCGACAAAATAGCGAATTGCCGGGTCGGCCATATCCTGTTCGGACAAGCCTTGCGGCGGCGAGT